ATGACAAAGGGTACAAATGTACACGACGCTATAGAGTTTTATTATGACAATGTCATGCCAATAGTAGGTGAATTACATACTCTTGTACAAAGAGACAAGATGAAAGAAGCACTTGAACTGGCTAAATCCATTTTACCTGACAAAGAATATCAATTGGGTGAACAACCGTCGATTGATACCAGAATACACTGGGACTTACAGAGATTAAAGCATGTAGGAGTAGATGACTATTTACCTATTATCAATGAATCTGAGATACACGCTTATATCGAAGAAGAGATTGAATTCAATGGCGAAGTACACACTATACCGATTCACTATGCGGGCAGCATTGACCGTGGTTTCAGCGAAGAAGAAGGCGGCGTAGCCATCATGGAATTGAAAACAGGCAAGTGGGTTCAAACTAAAAGAAACGATGAGTGGAAAGACTCAGATTTCAAAGTAAAGTCTATGAGAAGAGAAATGGCCTTTTACAAGAAGTTGCTAAAGTTGGCAGACCATCCTTTACAGGATGTGACGCACTGGGGTTGGGTTTACCCATCAGGTACAGTAGAAGGGCTAGACTCTCTTAACAAATACGGCTATGAACAAAGAAGCATCAACAAAATATTTTATGAAAAAATCACTAAGAGTATGGATACTATATATACTAAGCAAATTGACAAACTGAAAGTAGGTTTGATTACGGCTTATTTGACTGGTGATTTCCCTACTAGTTCTAGTGAGGGCAAGTGCGCTTGGTGTAGTTTTAAAGAAATCTGCCCGGCATGGGAAGGAAGTGACAATCCACAAGAATATTTGGATAATTATCAGGAGGAAGAATGATGGATAAAGGGATGGTAAGCCGTTTGATAGAAAAAATGATGACTATGGTTGTAGACAGAAATGTAGAAGTTAACTTTTCTCATTTAGGTAAAGGTAACGACTATAGTATCGCTATTCAAACATCGCTATACGAGTTTGACGAGAATGTACAAGGACCGAAGGGGCCCATGTACATCACTCTGAACAACTATCTTTTACAAGATACGGGCGAACTAATTAGCACCATAGACAAAATCATCGAAAGCAGGAAGTGAAGCCTTGAAAATAACATTTGATTTTCCAAGAGAGGTAATGGAACTTGGAAATGAGAATGGTAGGGGCTTCCGTAAAATCGTCAGAAGTAGTGGCGACTTAGAGAGATATTGGGCTGGAAAAAACGGCGTGTCTAACGCTTATATGACGGTTTACGGTTATCGTGCCACGAAGCAACCTCATAACAACAGGGTAGATTTACTCACCCCTATAGTAAGGCACTTCGTTATGGACTTCGACCCTAAAGACTTTCGACAAAGGAGTAGACCTGATGTTGACCCAGAGAAAGCAATGGAACAGACTAAGACTTTGCATTATTATTTACTCAAAGAAAATATATCTCACGCTGTATGGTATAGCGGGGGAGGATTTCATGTATGGGTGGGGTTAGATAAGCCTTACATGCCGAGTAACGGTAACCACTTGTCTGCTATCAAAGATGCAGGTATGCAGGTTGTCAATGACTGGATAAAAGATATGAACTTATTTTGCTCTGACCCTGCTGTTCCTTTCGATACCAGCGGGATGATTAGAATACCTAACTCGTACAATTCCAAAAGAGGTTCGTGGTCGATACCATTAACCACTAACGATTTAGAAAGAGGACTAGACCACATTATGGTCAAGGCACTTAATCCTAAAAACGGAGTGATTAGTTATGGTGAAAAAGGGCTTGATTTAGTTATCAAAGAATCGCACAAAAGAGCCAATGTTTTCAACCCCAAATCGAAGCCAATTGATTTACCAACAGTATCAATGGATGGCGTCATAATATTACCATGCTTAAACTCAGCAGCATGTCGACAAGGGAGTAACCCTAGTCATGACGCTAGAGTACAGTTAGTCAAGTATCTGGCTAAACGACTGAGAAACTTCATACCAGTAGAAAGAGTAAGTAAAGAGAAAGTTGAGAAAGACACGGAAACTATCATAGATTACATTAGGACATTAGAATGGGCAGACTTTGACGAAAGGACAACCAGATATCAAGTTAGCACAATTGTTGGCACAGAGTATCCTCAGACCTGCTCTATGCTTTACAAAAAAGGTATGTGTTTGGGTAAATGTAGATATTGGGACAAAACTGGTGCCATTGAGGAGGAAGAGTGATGACATTGCACTATTGTGAGATTTGCGAAAAGCGTGTCAGAGCCACCAAAAGTATGAGAGATAGATACAAATCTATCGAAGACCCAGTTATTATCTGCCAAGTCTGTAGGTACAAGAAACTAGTTCCGAGAAATCTTCTATGCACACGGACTATCAAAAGTGGTAGACTGTGCAACGGTGTAAGGTTTGATAGAAACATAGACAAGTGTGCATTATGCAGGAGGAAGGGTTATGAGTAAATCTCCTCTAATAATTGACACTAATGAAAGAGGACCTCTTCATGATGCTGTTATTCGTGCCGCTGAAAGAGAAGGCTTCTCAGTAAAGAAAGAGCATTTGCAGGGCATGGGAGATTACAAAGCAGGTAATGCTCACATAGAGTGTAAAAGCATATCCGATTTGATTCAATCTACATTTAAGGGTCATCTACAAAGACAGATAGAAAACTTGGATGCTAACTGTGACAGAGTAGTTTTGCTGGTACACGGTGACATTGCTAAGTATGTCGCAATGTGCAAAAACCAAGGTAGACCTACTAGTTATCCTAAAGTTTTAGACATGATGTTAGGTATATTTGCACGACTTACAGCGGATTTTGATTGTCATATTTATCGAGCAAAAGACTACACTGAAGCAGGTATTTTCATAGCCAAGTTACATGCTAAAATGAACAAACCTGCTAGCAAGCATGGTGCAAAAGCGATAACAAGAGTGAGCACTAATGATGTACGAGCAGATATGCTTGTTACAATACCGGGCTTTGGTCCAGATTTAGTGGATAAATTACTTGAAAAATGTGGGTCTATTGAAGAGATGTTGTTTCCCGAATCACTTAAACAAGTGAGAGGGTTAGGAACAACTCTGCGACAAAGATTACTAAATGTACTGACATCCGAAGAACCGATTAGGATTCAGAAAACATACAACAAGAGAGGGAAAGGAAATGATGGAACACAGAGCAGATAAGTACGATTGCGTGAAACAATACCCTATACTGAAAGGGTATCTTGAGCATTTTAACCAAGTGAGTAAGAATAATGAGATACCGGGCTTGATATCTTTCTTTTTCATACTGGGTCAAGCGGCAGTGCCTTATGTCAGGATACCTGTCGGAGGTAGTAACCTTGACCCAAGAGTTAGTATATTCTGGATTCAAGATACTAGGACAGGTAAGTCAGCAGCGTACCAAATCATAGAAAGAGTGCTAAAAGAATCAGGAATGAAAAGCGAAGACTATAACTCTGGTAACGATGCAGCCTTAGTTGGTACACTAATCCCTGACCCTGAATTTGAAGGGCCAGTAAGAGACGCACCACAAATACCGAGGCCGGGTATATTGGCTGGTCGAAAAGGACTTAACTTCGATGAGGGTAGTGTAATCTTGAAGTCTGGTCAACATAATGAAAATACTACCCTATTCTTACAATCAGCACTAAACTCAGCAGGTACTGGTCGTAACATACTTACTAAGCACATGGCAAGAGACACATTCAGTGTCAAATCTGAGGTATCTCTATGGATAACTACATACCCTCCGAAAGGTATCAAAGAGCATGTTCTTGACAAAGGTATTTTCCAGCGTGTTTTGACATACTGGAGGCATTGGACTCTTGAAATGAAGAAAGATATCAATCAATTATTAGCGGAGGCTGTTTACAATATACCGACATACACTGTATCCTTTGAAGAGGTCGTAACTTTCTTTGAGGACATGAGGCGTAAACTGAAAAGAAGAGTGCTGGAACTATCTGACATTGCGCCACTTGAGTGGGATGAGATGTCAGAAGAAGACCAAGATGTAGTAGTGGGTAACTTGAAGCATTTAATGTTCCAGCCAGACGAAGCCTATGTACCAGCACTTATGTCAGCCATTGATGATTATTACAGCGCAGTAGAAGTAATGAGTCCCGATAAACAGGGTATATGTTCTTCCTTTATCATGGGTCTACAGAACTACACCAATGTACTAGCACATCATATGGCGATGATTGAAGGAACATGGGTAGTCAGAGGCGACCACATTGACATGGCTAAAGAGATACTTTTAGACTTGTACGGTAACTTGATTCAATGGCTAGAGTCTGAAATAAACATCGGTGCCGGTGCTAGTGAAAAGAAGAAGATGGAAGGTTACTGGATTAGTGCATTCGGTCAAGCAGAAAAGTTTGACTTTGACGACACTAGAGGTCACGGATGGGCTAAGAAGAAAGAGGTTATGGACAACTTTGGTAAGATAGCAAACTACAGTAGTCATGCTTCTATCAATGACAAATTCAAATTATATGGCAAAGAAATATTCAAAGATACTCGTGAAGGGGCGAGGATATTTATTAGGCTAAACAAAGATGTCAAGCAACCGAAAGGTGGTAACTCATGAGTTTCTGGGATATAGAATGTATATGCTGCGAAAGTGTATTAGGTGATAATATCGGAGGCTATTTCATGGGTCACAAGGGTAAGAAGAGGATTGCTGTCTGCGATTGGTGCCTATCTTGTATGTCGGGGGATAACTGATGAAGATGCTAGCGCTCGACATAGAAACTGCTAACTTTAGCCACGATATAGGTGGTTTTGGTCAGACGCATTTATTCGAGCCTACTGTAGTAGCCACATGGGATGGAAATCAAGGCGTGGTATATTCCAACGAGTCGGTTTCTAAATACTTACCAGAGGGTACTGTAGTCAAAAAGATGCATCCTGAGATAATAGGAGACGACTTAGCCAAGCATGTCAGCGAAGGCGGTATGGTACTAGGTCATAATTTGAAAAACTTTGACTTACCTATTATCAGAGATGCACTTGATTGCTACACTGTTGGTGAGATAATGAAAAAATCCACCGAGCAGGTTTTTGATACATCTGTTTTGCTGAAAAGTATAGTGGGTCACGCAGTGCCCTTATCAGATGCCTGTTATCACACTTTGAACAAAGGTAAACTTATGAACAGTCACGATGCCCCGATAGAGTGGCGCAAGGGTAATTACAGCAAAGTCGCTGAATATTGCTTGAAAGACGCTGAACTCGTATACGAACTTTGGAAACATGGTATGGAAGAAGGTTTCGTAAAGGCGAGATGTAGAAAAACGGGGGATGTCAAAGAATACGAGGTGGACTGGTAATGTCAATGATAGTCTGCGAAGTATGCGAAAGAGATAATTGGTCAGGGATTAGATGCTCTAAACATAGAGTGTGTACTTCCTGTATAGATTCCATATTGGAAGAATATTTTGAGAGGGAAAATAATGAACGAAAACGAGAGCAACACAAGCGCAGTAGTGCATAATATAAGAGCAGCAAAAAGAGCCGTAATGACGGTCAAGACAACACTTGGCCCGATGGGTATGGACAAGATGATGGTAGATGCCGGTGGTAATGTAATAGTTACCAACGACGGTGCCACTATTCTACAAGAGTTAGACATCAGTCATCCTGCGGCTAAAATGGTAGTCGAAGCGGCTAATACACAAGAGAACATCTGTTACGACGGAACAACCAGTACGGTAGTATTGGCCGGAGAACTACTAGGTAACAGTGAACTTCTGTTTAACAAGGGGCTTCATGCCAATATCATTTGTCGTGGTTACAGAAAAGCCTCCAAGTGGGCCACTGACCACATACAATCACTGGCTTTCAGAGGGTCTAAGCATCTCAGCAATGTAGCAAAGACTTCAATTACAGGCAAAGCGTTAGAATCTAGTGTAGAGCATGTCAGTGGATTATGTGTAGAAGCAGTCAAGAAAGCAGCAGGTGACTTTGAAAGAATTAGAGTTCTATGTCAACCGGGCGGTAGCCTAGATGATTCGTCTTGTTTTAGCGGTGTAGTTTTGCACAAAGAGTTCATGCTACCTGCCATGCCTACTTTGCCAAATGGTCAGGCTTTGCTAATTAACACTGGCTTGAGTGACATCAAAAGCGATGACAATGTTCAACTAAATCTTGGCTCTGCTGCTGAATACCAGCAATACAAGCGACAATCAGGTAGAGAGCAGTGGGTAGACAAAGCCAAAGCCATAACGAACCTTCTACCAGAAGGAGGCGTAGTATTTGTCAGAGACACTGTCCATGAAGTTGTAGGGGCTACATTAGCCAAGCATAACATATCCATGGTGCACAGAATACCTGAAAGTGACATGACAGCATTAGCCAAGTTACTCAACACTACTATCGCTCATACCACAGAAGACCTACAAGAGGCGGTAAAATGCGACGCAGAGTGCAAGACTATTGGCGATATGAAGTATGTCGTAGTCAAGGGTGAAGGAGAAGTCACTACGCTTATTCTAAGAGGCGCTACTAAGCAAACTCTTGACGAGACTGAGCGTGGATTTGAAGATGCTCTCGGTGTAGTCTGTTTGGCTTACAACAGCGATTCAGTTGTCTATGGAGGCGGCTCTGCTTATCTCAATGCAGCGTTGCACTTACGCTCAAGGGCTGCGGAAGCAGGTGGCAGAGAGCAAATGGCTATCGACGCATTTGCTGACGCATTGGAGTCAATACCGGCTACCATTGCTGAGAATGCAGGTCATGACCCACTTGACACTATACTGACACTAAGAAATGAACACAAGGCGGGTAACACTGACAGCGGCCCAGATATAGAAAACGGCGGCGCTTGCTCGATGAAGGGACAAGATGTCTTCGAGCCACTTGATTTAGTCAAGCAGGCTATTCAATCGGCCAGTGAAGTTACAATCAGTATACTACGAATCGACGACATCATCGGAAAGCGTGGCGAGTGACATGAGACTATGCTCAAAAAGAGGCTGTTTCAATTTAGCCCATCGAGGATTTAGATACTGCTTAGCGTGCCTCCGTGGAAAAGAAGAGGAAGAGTGACCACTCAACTATCTTCTATTCTTTATTCTACGGACTAATGCTGGGATATCAGCGACTGGCTCCTTAACTCTATTCATGTATGTAGCAAAGCCCTTGGATTCAGGCAATTTGCCTTGCCCGCCATAGGATTGAGATTGTACCATATGCCCATATGGTCTATACTCTTCTTCATAGAGTTGAGGAAAGTCTTCTGGTGTGATATCACCAAAAGGTCTCACTTCTGGATTAAGAAGCCTACTTTGTGCATCATCTGATACGGGTAAAGTATTGAATCTATAAATAGGAGCAGGTAAATTCTCTTGCGCTTGCATTGATTTTAAAATGGCCCAAGCGTCATTAAATGCCCTGCCCATAACACTCCTAAGCGTTTAGATGGGATAAACTTATCTTCCTAACTTCTCAGCCATTTGCCTGAGATAACGAGACAGTCTACCACCTGCCCTTCTCGATACAGGCTCAGCCTTACGCTTACGAACACCCTTGAATCCAAGTTGTCCGTGAAAGCGTATGTAGTCGCAGAAGGAGCACTGGTGTAAGACTACGGGCTCGCCTGATACATAGCAACCTGATATCGACAGCGGTAGAGAGATGCGATTACAGTTTTCGCATCTTTGCTTGAGCATGTCAATTAGTCTACCCATCAACTCACCGTATGCAAGTCTAGTTTATGCCAATCAGCACCGTCATAGACAAACTTAGCATACTGATTGATTGCTACATTGACATTTATTTTAGTACCGCTACTGTGCCCACCGCTAGTAGAATCGAAATGTAGAGTATGGCTTCCGGCCTTATGATACACTTCGACAACATGACCTCTTGGAAAATCACCTGTAGGGTTTATTTTTCTAGCAGCGTCAGTAGTAACTATCCATATATTACCTTGGTCAAAGTTGAATGTGACATCCGCACTGGTCGTCACTACTTCTAATCTATTTGGCCCCAATACATGGGTATCTGTCGAAGGAGTGGCTTGTAGATTTCTTGGATTTGCTGCGTATATCAGCCCATGTTGATTGCCCGCTACATCAGCAGTGTGACTCTGCCATATAGCGCCAAAGGTGCTACCAGCAAAGTCTCCGTTTTCTGGCGAAGTGAAGAAACCGTCTAGGTTAGCAGCGGAATTGATAGAATTAGCGGGATAAACCGTGTTGCCATTATCCGCCTTTGTCATAGGTGTCAAAAAATTAACAGTGTTATCCAAAAATGTTCTACGGTCAAAGATGATTGGGTCATTACCTAAGACACCACTAGTGCTTATCGTATACCTAAGCACTGCTAAAACTGTACTTTGGTGATTAGAATCGGTGTTGGCTGTTATACTAGGGTCGGACAAGAATCGGTTAGGTATCAAGGGAGTGCCTTCTGACGCTACAACTGGTGTACCCATTTCGTACATGACATTGTCTTTGGGTGAACCGTTACCTACCAAATATATTACAACGAATACTTCTGAGTTAGAAGACGGGTTGCTTGGTAAATCGCCAGAAAAATTGGAGTCTGTCTTGACAGTAAAACTGACAGTGTTTGATGGACCTCCTGCAAACTTATACATGATACCATCTATTTTGCAGTAACCTCCGTTGACTGTAATCAAGCCTGCGTTACCTGCTGTGATATAACCGGGAGTACCGGATACCACGCTGTTTCTAAGTGAATGACCTTTAGCACCGTCGCTTAGTCTCAAGATACCGTTACCGTGTAGTCCTTCGTATAGATTAGTGAGACTAGGGCTAGTAAGCCCGTCTCCGTCTCTGAGTCCTTGTGAATTAGCCCCGTAACCTGTTGCGCTTGTATGCCCTGCCTTTGGATTAGTCATTGTCCCACCTCGATAATTGCTGTGAATTTTATTTCATTATTACTAGTCTTTTCAATTGAGTTGTAAGTGTATCTACAGAAGTCAGTAGTATCCGTATCATCGCTCGGATTCTTGTACCTGATAACTACCTCTCTCAAAGGTAGCGTGAAACTAACATCTAATGACAGTTTTGCTTCGACTGACAAGGTGTTGTCGTCTATTACTTTGACATCTGGTTTGACGACGACTGCTGGTCTACCTATGCCGCCGTCTTGCTGAGTAGCAACAGTACCGTCAAAGCCGAACACTACTTCGTTAATTCTTGCTCTAAGTGTATCTATCAAAAATCTAGTTCCTTCATCTAATAATGGCATATCAACCTCTCCTGTTTTTCAAGTATCTACTTTGCACTGTGCCCAACTTGAGATGAGCATTCTTTGATTCTGGAACAGTATCTGACCTTATCAGTAGTTCTTCGTTGTCCAGTACCGGGTGAACACTTCTTGATTTGATGACAACAGTATTTGCCCCCACTCCGGCTAGATGAATATGACCTAATTTGTTACCGCTAGATGTATAGACTGGTTGGTTGTCGGTAGCAAATACAGAAGTAGCACTTACTCCGTCTACTGTAAAAGATGTAGTACCTATGGCGTGACCACCACCGTTGTTAATTAGAACACCCGTACTTTGGAGTACCCGACCCCCATGTATAGTGTCTCTGTCGGGCTGACCAAGGTTGAACCCTACACCTCTGTTGTTATCGACTCTTTCTGCTATCTCCCAACTAATTTTGACTTTGAAACCAAAAGCAGTGCTAAACTCTTCTACGCTAAACTGCCTGTTTCTGTCAAAGTCATCTTCTGATGTGTTGCTTATGTCAACTTCTTGAAATTTCTGCAATACATCTTCAAGTGTCCCGTCAACTGAATTAATATGCAAGTCCGATTTACGATTTATTAAATCATAATTACCACTTAGCACAATTTGTTTGTTATTGTCGGTTCGTGATTGGTAACTAACTAAATCTCCGGGTTGTATATGAGAGCCCTCTAAAACATCTACCAATATTTTAGAATCGTTAGCCTTTTTTGACATTCTAAGCATGTTTTGACCTATTCTTCTAGCACTAGCCTTAGTCAAAGCAGTAGGTGCGTAAATACCACCGGGTACTTCGTTAACAGAGTCACCTTGAGTGCCAAAATCGTCGACTTGTACAACATTTTTATCATTGTTAGCCCTAGATTTACCTCTAACTACTACTCTGTTGGGTAAAGCGCTATTATTGTTCTCTGATGTGCCTCCAGACACCCTGTTTTCAGTCAAAAGATGCTCTCTTTCTATCTGAGTTTGAGGGGAATAGACCAGATTACCGAATCTGTCACTTCTTGGTGAGTAAAAGTCGTGTTTGGCCAAGAATCTTATGGCAGTGAGTGAGTCGATGCCATAGAAATCTTGAGCAACGAATGTACCGCTTGGTCTTTTCACCCTTAAACCGTTGATTGAACTCTGTGAAGTATTCCCTAACTTGATTGCTAAGTCAGAAGTTCGCAAACCCACGCCTACTTTCTGAGCAAAACGGATAGTTTTGTCAGTAAAGCCGACATCATGTAACTTTCTACCCTTCAAGTTCTCTATTCCGTACCTGTTACCCTTGTTTGATGTCTTGATTTCGGACATAACCAGCGCTTGGGTATGGTTCTCACTACCAACAGCCAGCGCAGGTAGCGTACTAGTAGTGGTCACTTTGTCACCATCATAAAACAAAGAGCCTTCATAGGTCATACTGTCTGTCGGATTGTGAAGCAAACGGATAGTATCTCCTTCCTCGATGAGTTTGTATCTGCGCTCAGGTGTAGGTATGAAGTCCGTTTTGGTAGGTTTGTTAGCCGCAAAGCCAGCCTTTACTTTGGTGTATTGGGCGTGGCGTACAGCGTTATCAACAAAGCGTGGCTTACGAATCTTCTTCATCACAGTGTCCTGAGCAGCGTCTGCTCGACCTGTTGAGAGATTCTTACCTAGCGCCATGTTCACTCCCCTCTATAGGGGTCAATTCCCTCTGTCACTAAATATTGAGGCGGTATTGTCTGAGGAAACATCGCTATATTTGTCGAATCAACCATATCCATAGGGATAGAGCCGTCTTTTGGTGCCCTGATGCCAACTATTGCAGGTGGCGACTTTGGTCGATTTACAGTTTGTGTTCCTATTCCAGATTTGTGTTTCTTTGCATAAAACCTTGCTAAGTCTATGTCTCCGGTAGCGTAAACTGCGTTACCGTAATTACCAAATGAAGGCTTTAATCCTGTAGATTGAATAGCGGGTATATATCTTTGACCAGTGCCATGATAATACATAACAGGTCCGTAAGGACTCGGTAAGTCAGGATGAAACTCACCAAGCGTAGTCTGACGCTTCAATATCATCCAAGCCTCATCCATTGGTGTCATGCGCTTCACTCCCCACTATGGTCCCCTGTATTATAAGATGCATCCCCTTTGCTACCCTTTGGATGTAGCGTCTGGCTGTGTCTAGGCTGAACACTGTAATCACCCTCATCATCATCTATAGAACGACGACTTGCGTCGGCTCGGAAGTGCTCAAGGGTGTTTTCTGACATGACCATTCTGGCGACTGGGCTAGTGATATCTGACTTGTCGTAACCTGTGACATCGACACCGGGTATGTTCGGCCCTTGACTGACAGGTACAGTTGTACTGGTCGCTGGGTCTACGGTATAAACAGGTGCGTAAGGTGGGCTACTTGGTGTACCTGTTCTAGCACCCGGTACATCACTTGTAAACATACCATACTTGCCACCAGCAGTTGCTCTGTAAAAGTTCGAGTTTTCTTGAGGACTGCTACCTTTCAGCGCTACATAAGACCTAAACATCTGGCTGTGTTTGAAGTCTAACCCAAACGCTGGTCTGTACAAGAATTGTATGTTGCTGTCAGAGTTATTTATGTTTTGAGATATAGGGTCGTGGTCATCATCTTGGTAAGGGTTGGAAGGGTTCCAAGTACTTTGAGATATACTGATATTATAACGAATACTTAGATAACCCTCTACTAAATTCATCTCGGCTTCTGTTAATTTTCTATTGTAGTGTATAACTTCTGCTATTTTCCCTAATAGTGGGAAAGTATTTGGAGAGGGGCCGTCGTTTAACCGACCTAATTGAGTTGGCTCTGATTGATTTTTATGAT